ATTTGTTTCTTACTATCAATGCTAGGATAACTGTCATAATAGGCTTTGCTTTCCGCTGCAATAGTACTAAAGTTTGGCAACAGGCCTGTTTGAATTTCACTTGCTTGAATTTGTTTCCAATAATTATATTGGAAGTCTGTGCTGGCAATAATATTTTGTAATGCTGTGTAATATTGATTTTTATACTGTACCAAGTCGCCCTGAAGATAATCTTTTCCTGCTGCCCATGCATCGACTACACCATTACTATAGATAAATCCTGGTGCATACAAACTACCATCCCAATTAGCTGATTTTTGGCCTTGAAGTTTTAATCTGTACTGGCGATTACCTAATTCTGGTTTGTAAATAATATCATTAAACACTGTGGTATTGTCAAACACCAATACATGTTCGTATTGTACCAGATCGACTTCAACATACCCAATTACACTAGCCGAGTCAGTTAGTGTTAATTTAAAGTTACTTGGACTACGCAGTACATTGTAGTCTACATTTTTAATCAATTTAAAATTTTGGTCAATAACACGACTACCGTATTGGCTGTCAATGATTCCGTCAGTAATAGCATTGATGCTGATAGCGTTAATAACATTAGCCACAGGACTTAGTACTAAGATACTGCCTGACTTCCATCCTTGTTGAGCCCAATATAAGAATTCTTTTGCTGATAATTTAAAATTACGAATTTCTCCAAGATCACCATCGTGCTCTGTAAATGTAAACCCTTGTGCCATTAGATATCGTTCATAGCTGATCAAGAAATCAACAATTTGTTGATTACTAGTAAATTCATAACCATAAGGTATTGTTAATTTTAATTGTTGGTAATCACGATAGATCGTGGCAGAGCTACTTAATACTTTAATTTTTGTAGAATTACTGTTTACTACACTAGGAATAATAGTAAAGAATGGATTATTTAAATCATAACCACGAATGCTGTAGCCATTTGAAGTGCGCTCAACAATTACTCCGCTGTAGATCATTTTACTTACAGGCGTTGATTTGTTTAAATAGACCTTATAGTTTTCATTTGGAATAACAATAGTATTGTTAGTACTACCTGGACTTACCTGTTCAGCTAATACATTTAAATAACTTTGATCAGTAAAACCTGCCATTTTGTAGGCAAGTTTAACTTGATAGTTATCAATGAGACTGTCGAGTTTAGTAACTGGATTAACGCCCTGACTGGTTAGATAGTCTACAATCCAATTTAAGTAGCCGGCGCCTCTATATACACTACCATCTATCGTTTGACCATTATAGTTAATATTTGTCTGAGTGATGTGATGATTGACTCCACTAATTAGATATTGTGTAATGTATGATGCATTTGCTCCTACTTGTGTTAATGGATTATAAGATGAATAGTTATACGTGTCCAGATTGATACCAAAGTATCTACCAGGTTTAGCTAATGCAATAGCCTGTTGGACAGCAAAAGGAAATTCACTGCTAGTACGCCAAGCATATTCAACAGGTCCGTATTCGCCCACAGCCCATGCGCCGGCTGCTCGATTGGCCTGGTAGCTCTGTGTCAATATTTCAACTGGTGGACGTAAGAAACCATTTTCATCAACAGGAATAATGCTGGCCAATCCTGGACGTTGATAATGGGAGTCAGTTGCTGGGGTCCAGTTACCAAGAGCATCTAACCCATTACTTCGAACACCTTCACGTATTATTCCACCTTCTAAATCGTCCCACAATAGTTTGTTACCGCTGGTATATGGCGATGGGCCATAGTAACTTTCCCACCAGTCTGGCATATAGGCAAAACCCAACATCTCCCAGGGGAATTTATGTGGATAGAATGTATCGTAGAAATATTGATAACAGGCACGCCAACTACCACGCATGGGTTCGAGATCCACACGGTCATTGAATGCCGCATAGTTCCAAGTAAATGCATCGTTGCTTTCGAACGTGTCATTTGCACTAAAGTCTAGTTTGTTGTTACCAATCCACGATTGAAAACTACTACTGACCAATTGAGTCATTTCATCAATAGTGTAGTCACTCTTACGATACTTGCCAGGAATAGTAGCAAAAATATCGCCATAGGTACCGGTGTCAGGTAGTTTAATATTATTAAAGATACGTAGTTCTAATTCTAATAAGAAACTATCTCTGTAGTCATCAAATGCTGGAGTAATGCTACCATCGTGCCCTCGAATAACATTAATAGGAGTTCTATAAGTATCATCAAAATATTTCTCAGGGATAAAGCGAGGCCATAGGCCAATTTTTGTTGGAGTTTCTGGTATATAAGCACCGTCAGTATCGACATACTCAACTATGGTAATTATATAATTAACTTCCAATGTTGTGATGAATCTCACAGCTGGTCTGTCATATAAGAATTCGTAATCTATGCCTTTAATCAACTGTTGATCGTTTAGATATATCAACACTGCTTGGTTACCTAAGATTTGATCAACAAATACATTCGTTAATTCGTAGTCTGTTTTTAATGGATCATAGACTGTATAAGTGATAATGTTTTTTAGTGTACCGTATGGAACCATATCACTATAGAACCATGGAAATGTTGAATTTTTATTTTTATTAATTTCTGTTAGAATAAGATCAACACTGGCCGCTGGATCTGTAGGATTAATACCTACCAATGATCCACTTAGCTCTAAAAATTTATTTTTAAATTTAGTATATTCTCGTTGTGCATAACGTAGGCCATCAACAAAATTTGCTTGACTATCCAACAGGAACAGTTCCCCAGTTGGTACAGGAGCTGAATGTTGTAGGATTGTGCCGCCTTGTTGTTTTATATCAATGTCACGTAAGTTACTTACGCCTAGTACATCACCCACAACCGTAGTACTATTCTCACCCAATTGAACTAAATGATTACGTAATTGTCCCAACGTCAAGGTGTTAATGTCAATATTTTGAGCATTTAAATCCAAGTTCAGTGGTACTTCATAGAAGCCCATCTTACTAATTTCGTTACTGTAGACTAGTATGTCAATTTTGTCACCGATTGCAGGATTTTGAATAACTCTGATGTCAATACTATCACCTGCTTTAGGAGCTGTTATAAACGTAACAATTAAATCAGTGACGCTGTAATACCCTGCGGCTTTACGTGCTATACCATTTATTAATATCACTAGACCATCTGTAGTGTTAGTAACTTTTGATAATCTAAAATTTGTAGTGTATCCGTCACCGATGAACGTTTCACTAATAGTTAACCGTATTTGTTTGCCAAGCAATACCCATTGGCTATTAGTTAAATATTTAAAATTCTTAAAGACTTTAAGATATGGTACACTTAACGAATCCTCAGGAGTGATATCAATTGGGAAAATATTGCTGACCCCATCGTAAATATAACCAATCTGTTGATATTGTTTAGTGAACTCTGTAACAGTTTGCCAGGTATTTTTAGGTGTTAGTGTATATCTATCTTGAATCTTTTGTATAAAGCCGGTGCTGATGTTATCAGTGATAATCACACCCAATTCATTGGCATAGCTATATGTATCTGTGGTAAAATAGTTTTGAAATTCGATATCGCCTTGTGTGCCAAAATTACGATAACTTAACGCAAACCCTAGAACAGGATCGATTACCCCAGCTGGATTTTTTATATAGCCAAATAGTTGTGTACCAGCAAAAGTACTGCGGGTAATCTGACTTAAACTACGACCGTTATTGATTGTAAATGTGCCTGCATCAAACGTACTGTCAAACACATCAAATAATGGTTCCTGTTGGGTAGCTGTTTTTTGTTGGCTTAATTGCCAGAAAGTGCCATCGTACCACCACTGACTACCTTTATAAGCACCTTGTGTTACTACCACTGTGTCATAAGGCAATACCTCACCATCATCAGCTTGAACTAATTTAATATATTTTGGACCGTTTGGTGCACCTAGGCTATCAACAGTGTACTGAACTAAATTTACTGTGTAAATTTTATTTTGTACCAACGGATCCTGATCTGCGGCAAATATTATACGCAGTCCGTCTGTTAAGGTAATACCAAATGCTGTAGTTAGTACCTTTCCTTCAAGTTCGGTAAATGCCGAGACTGTAGTAGTATCTAAAATATCAATAGGATATTTGCCAATACGACCATCGTTAAACAATAGCAAGTCACTGTCAAATTGTATGATTGGACGTTGTGCGCGATTAGCCTGATCAAATGTTGGTATCTCTCCACGATATGTAGCTGTTACAGATATCACTTGTCTATGAAACCAACGATTATTACGTGACCAAGCATTACGATCTTGGCTAGCACGATTAATAGTGATATATTCTGGGAATACCTTGCCAGGATAGTTTAAAGCATTTTCATCGTTATACAATTCTGGAGTTACTAGTTCATCAACAGGCACTAGTTTAATGCCGGTGTCTAGGTCACCAACGCCTTCAACATAGAATTGACGATTTTGATAATTGCTAGGAGTAACATCAACATCAAATTCAATTTTTAATCCTGATGTAAATTCAACACCATTGGGACTGGTATATGTTTGTTTACCTAATATATCTGTTTCGACATCGATAGTCCAAGCATTATAATCAACAACTTTCATAGTGGTGTTGATGGTAGCCTTATTTTCATCTTGAGCATAAAGTGTATCTAATAGACTACTCAGTAATGGCATCGTATGAAAGAAGCCATCATAGTCTTTATAAAATTCTTTATTAGCATTCATTACACCATAACTTATGTAGACTTTTTGATCTATAGCCACATCTTTAACATAAACTAGTCGTAATAAAGGATCATTTAACCCAATATCAAAGAATTTCACCTGCCACACCCCATAGCGTTGGCTTTCAGGTACCATCTCTCCAGCACCGTAAGCTGATGATGTAAATCTATAGGTTCCGCTGGCATTGGCAGTAAGATTAGCACTTAATGTAATTTGTGCATTTGCTGAATCGATATCAGTAATAACTGTTCCGTTAGGTATACCAGTACCAGATACTATTAAGTTTGCTGTTAGATACGTAGTTGAACTCAATGATAACGTATTGCTGCTGATATTGCCGCTAACAGATGTAATATTAGCGATAGTTACATTAGGATTGGTCCATATTTCATCACCACGATTGTTTAATTGGTCTTGATCAATAAAGATTAAATCTTTACCGTCGAGTGTTCCGGTGATACCACCATATTGTGGAAAGTTAGTTAAGAATTCACTGAGCTTACGATTTTCAAAATCACTATAAGCTAAAGGGGCAGCATAGGCTACTGTTGCCACAGTAGACATTAATGTAAATCTGTCCTGCGCTGTTTTTTGTGGAATTGTAAATGTTATAGTTCCGCTGTCTGTACCGTTGTTTTCAACCCCTAAGATTTCACGTGAACTTAATGTTGGAGTAGCCGATACTGTGCCGTCTGCACCTAATTCTGATTGTATCCAAAAAGGATAACCAGGCTGATCGATAACAAATTTATAAACACCACCACGCGGTAATGTAACACTGTTATCTACCACACCATTATTATTGAATATGTACTGACCAGTAGCAACATCGCGTATGACATTATAAGTTACTACTAGTTCAATCCCGGTGGTATCAACAACAACTGGGTTCGGGCCATCAGGTAACCAATAGTATTGACTAAAGTTAACAAACTTGTCAAAGCTGATTAATGGATCAAAACTGTAATATTCACTATCAAATAGTCTACTCTGATTATCAGTATATGCGCCATAATATTTTAATTTGTTTATATAGTCGACGTAGCTGGCAAAAAATGTAATATTGTTACTGGCATCTTGGACTACTGTGCTAGGTTCAAGTTGATAGTCTTGGCGGTCTGCTGAACTTTCTATCAGATAACTATCACCTGTTTTAAAAGTAGGAGCAAATTTACGCCCAATATAACCATATAAGTTTGTCAGTATAGGTTCACTGGTCAACTGATCCATGGTTGCTGATAAGAATTTCTCATTCGTATCAGTTTGGAATACCGTAGGTAAAAAATTGCGGGTTTTTCTAACAGCCATTGTCTCTTCTTCTTATAGTCTATATGTATTTAAGCTACTACAACTGCACCGGTTTGATTGATCTGTGCGGCGGTAATTGCAGTAATAATATCTACATTATCTACTGTTGCCGCACTCTGTATAATCTCATTAAACTCTGCGTTGATTTGTAGCAAACTACCAAACACACTGCTTTCACTAGCAGGCACAATTAAAATACTTGAAATATTTGGTGCTAGGGTAGTATGTAAATAAGCTGCTAATTCACTAAAGTAAAATGTTTCACCAAAATCCCAGTTGGAAATGTCAAAGTAAGTGTTGATTGTGGCAATCACTGATGTTTTGATATCGTTGTCGCTGACTACCACACTGGCATTTTTAACTACTTTAAATGTGGCCTGTAATGGCAATGGAGCCTTTGCACCAAAGATTGGTTTAAATTTAGCTGGATTATAGATAATTGTATCTGAAATTGTTTTATAATTTTCTAATGCGTTATAACTTAATCCCAATTCTTCACCTGTGGGTGCTGTGGGTTCTATAACAGTATTACTGGTATCCTGTATCCACGCTGTATAGTCTGCAGCATATTGTTTAGTTAAGATGTACAAATCAAGAATATTATTTGGACTTGGGTCAATACGACGATAGTTTGGTGTATTGTGACGATATTGGAAATATATATCTTGACGACCAATTTTAGCAACATAGCCGGTAACACTGTTCAATGTATAACTAGCCCCACTAATAGTCAATTGATAAAATGCATCATCTGCTGGTATATAGAATAATTGCCCTGACTGATATTTTGTTTTATTAATTTCAATATCACGTAATGTGCCATAAGTAGATATCACTAGATTATTGCTTACCGGGGTCTGATTAACAAAATTATCATAGGTATATGTTGCTTGGAAGTAAACATATTTGCTATCAGTGTTGACATTTGGTGCCACAATCAATTCAAACAATTCTGGGTTATCTGGGATTCCGTCATTATTAGTATCAGGAAATGTAATATAGATCTTATTAGGATTTTCATAACCGTCAACTTCAATAATATTTTTATAAATGTACCATTGATAATCTAAACCTAAGGTAGTAGCACTATCAGGTTGACTATTCATTTTCAATACTTTAATTTGGTCATGGATAGTTAGGCCTGTTTTAGGATCAAATACTTTAACTGTATTATCAAAATAGAAGTTAGTTTCTTTAACGCTAGAGAACACATAGTCCAATCCGCGATAGAACACAGTGTAGGTCTGACCTAGTGTTTGGAAGTAGATCATCCAACTGCTGTCTAGTCCTTGGCCGCTTATATCACCTGTGTTGGTTAAACTAAATGGATCTATAGTATTTAAATCTGCTGGAGTGACGATTGTCCACATAGTAGTATCAATATCATAACGTAGACCAAAATCTTCAAAAGCCTGTATGTAACTAATCATGCTATTAACTAATGTGGTTGGGAAATCTACATTGAATACTGCGTATACTTTATCTGCTATAGCACCGTCAGGTACTTTTTGATTTATAGTAACTGGACCAACACCATTAGAAAGATTTCCTACTCCGCCATTGGTTCCGTCACCTGAGATTAATTCAACTGCGCCATAGATATAATATTTGTCGCCGGTCTGCCTTGGTGTGCCAACAACAATATTATTTTGTGCATTAAAATAATTCCCTGCACCTGCTGAAAAACGCACAATAGCACCTTGCGTTATGTATCGATTAGCACTGCCGACAGTTGACCCAATTTGTAAAATTTTACCATCAACGTCATAAAAATATCCAGTGCTACCATTATTAATAGTTGTCGAATAATGCCAATAGATGTTACTAAGATTAATCAATGGATAGTTAGCATAAAAGTATTGAAGTGATTCTTGTTCACCGGCAATGGGTTTAACCTGATTGTTGATTACACGATAGATATCATTGATGCTGGTATAGTTAAAAGCAAATGATTTAGTAAAAGGGTCACTGTACAATATACCGTCTTGACAGAAAATATTTGTACTTGAATATTTGCCAGTGGTATCAATAACATCAAGATATCTTGACACTCCGCTTGATGTACGATTAACTGCTTTAACTTTCAATACATCATTGAATAGTGTATAAGGTAAGATATTGTAGTCTTCCCCCGTAACCATACGGTTTTGTGTATAGTATTGTTGTGGTGCTTTTTGACGAATATCTTCAATAGTTTCACGACTAACAGCATTAGCTACAGTGTAGCGTAGGCTAGCACGAATAGTAATGGTTTCAATACGACCGGTGTGACTGATATAATTAATAGGTACTACCACACCTTGCATTTCAGCAGGAGTAATTTTATAAGTCAATCCATTTGATACACGATAGTAGATACGGAAGTTACCTTGTGGAATGTTAGCAAATGCGCCATCACCAAATACTAGATCAATTTGGTCACCGGCGCGACTGTTTACTTGATAAAGGTTTCTAGTATTAGTTGTTCCTTGTGAACCAGTGTCTGCTGTTGATTGATTATAGATAACGTTAGTGGCATTTACCGATGGCACTGGAGTCCATAGTGTATCTGGCAGGCCTTGTTTGTTTAGACTATAGACCCAAATATCTGTGTTATTGATATTGTCAATGTTGATACCGTAAACACGATTAGGTAAACTTTCTAAAAAGTTTACATCAAGACTGGCTAGGCTACCTTGTTTAAAGTACGTAAAGTATCCTGTATTAGAACTATAATTACCTAATCCATCATTTTTATATAAGATATTAAATGGTAAATTGGGGCGAGGTGATACTTCGTAGATATAACTCTTACCAGCCGATGTTGGGCTGACCATTTCAAATGCTGTCTGTGTACCTTCGATGTCTGTACTGAAAGTATATGTTGGGATCAGACTACTGACTAGATTAATTTGATATTCGTTGTTAGTAACGCCGTTGATTATCTGACTGTTGCTGGGTTTACTAGTAGTTTGATTCGACACTAATGCTGCATTGATTATAGCAGTAAATTGTTCTTGCCAATTGTCATTACCAGCATCAGCCCAGTTAATTACTAGTCCGCTTAGATTAATACCATTACTGTCGTATAAATTTTCTGTAGTGCTAACACTGTCAAACTTTAAGAAGCCTTGTGCGTTGATATTACGTTTAGGATTGTATGAAATTAAGCGAGCAAGTTTAAGGATACTGTCACGACGTTGTGCTGTGTCGATAAAGTTTTCACGGGCGTTTAGATCACCGCGGAAAGCAATACTCTGCCCTAGGAAAGCAATAGTATCAATTAGTGCTACAAACTCACTACTTTCAATGAAGTCATTGAAGTCTTCTGGATAATATAAACGAAGATAATCAACCATCGATTTACGTAAAGTTTCAAAATCATAGCTTTGAAAGTCTGCGTTACGGAATGTTTGATATAGCTTGGTCCAGTCTTCAGCTACTAATAAACTAGTTTG